GACCCAAACGGTGCATCAGTAGAAGATGAAACAGAATATAGAGTAAGATACAAATATGTATTAAATCCACAAGCACAATCACCATCAGTTATTCCAACAACAAGAGATTTTTGTAGAGAATTAATTCAAAAGAATTATGTATGGAGATTGGAAGATATGGATGCTCTAACCAACGATGAAGGTGATAGTGCTTTAGTATGGCGTGGAGGGTATAATTGTCGTCATTTATGGGCTCGTATTGAATATTCATATGATGACACCATTAGAAATAAGGCGTCAGTAAATAGGGGTAAGATTGACCCACAAGCACCATTGGACACAAGGGTATTAGGATTGGAACAACCATCAACAGTAGTTCCTGCGTGGCCTTCATTTAGTAAGGTCAATATGGAAAGTGTAAGTGATTATCCTGATAGTGTTAAGAATAACGCAAAAGCGGTATTAAAATATGTAGATGAAAATGGATGGGGTTCTTGTGGAACGAGCGTTGGAAAAATTAGAGCCTCACAGCTCGCTAATGGTGAACCTATTAGTGAAGACACAGTTAAAAGAATGTATAGTTATTTATCACGTCATAAAGTAGATTTAGAATCAAGTAAAAGTTATGATGATGGATGTGGTAAATTAATGTACGATAGTTGGGGAGGTTTATCCGCTTTAAGTTGGGCTGAAAGTAAGTTAAAAGATTTTGGTTATGATGTTGGAACGATAGGTGGATATGAAGACCCTAATATCAAAAAGAAAAAGAAGAAAGACCAAAAGTTTGCAATAGATAGTGAAGAAAAACGTACAATAGTAGGACCAGCAATGGTGCCTGATTTACGTATCCCAAGAAAAGATAATGATGGAAATTTTTATTCAGTTTATTTTAGTTCAGAAACGATTAAAATGATTGCGGAAAAGTATATGAAGAATCAATATACACGTAATAACGATTTGATGCACGATGGTACAGCTGTAAAAGATGTATATGTTGTTGAGAGTTGGATTAAGGAAGATGAGAATGATAAGTCAAATAAGTATGGTTATGGTGATTTACCAATAGGAACTTGGTTTGTTGCAATGAAATGTGCTAAAACTCCACAAGGTGATAAGGTTTGGGAGATGGTTAAGTCAGGGGAATTAGCGGGATATTCTGTATCAGGATGGTTTGAAGAAGTAGCTGCGTTCTGTAGAGAGGAAATGTTTTTACAGAAAGTAGTAGAGATATTGAAGAAATATTAAAATAATTTGGGAATATATATGGAATTATATATTTAGTAATAGAATTAATAAATAAACAAAAAAACAAATAGATTATGTCTAATCCAAAAACCGCTATCAACGAAATTAAGAAATTAATGGTACAGTTCGGTTTCATGACGGAAGAAGCAACTCCATTGTCTTTTAAATTAGAAGATGATACTATTATCAACACCGAGAAATTGGAAGTTGGTAAATCAGTTAGTAAAATCAATGAAGCGTTTGAAGCGGTAGCTTTAGAAGATGGTTCATATAAATTAAAAGAGAATTTTGAGATTGAAGTTTCTAACGGTGAAATTACTGCAGTTAAAGAAATATTCGTGGAAGCAAAATTGAAAGATGGTACTGTTGTTAAGGTTGAGGGTGATAGTTTGGCTGAAGGTGCTGCTGTAAAAGTAATTACCGAAGAAATGCCAGACGGTATTGCTGCTCCTGATGGGGTACATATGTTAGAAGACGGTTCTGAAGTTGAAACTAAAGATGGTATTATTGTTTCTGTAAAATCACCTGAAGGTATGATGGATGGTGAATCAGACCCAATGCCTGAAGATAGTGTTGATGCAGGTGACCCAATCCAAGTAGAATTGATGAAGATGTTAAGAGATTTTATCTACAAATGTGGTGAAAAAATGTCTCAAATGGAACAAAAAATGGAATCAATGAACAGTGAGTTTAGTGCTTTCAAATCTGAACCAGCAGGTAAGAAAATATCTGATGGTAAAACGGAATTTAATAAAATATCTGGAGAAAGTGCTGACGATAAATTCAACGCACTTATGGCTTTCAGACAAATTAATAAAAAATAATTAAAAAACAAAACGAATTAAAAATGAAAATTTATTCAAAAGACGAATTTAGTTATGTAGTAAGTTCAATCACTGGTTTTACAGACCAATCTTCTACTGAAATTATAGCTAAAGCTCTTATCGGAGCAACAACTCCCGCAAATACTACTGTAAAGTTAGGCATCCGCGGTACACAACAAATCCAATTGTTAAATTCAGCACCATCTTTCCAAACAGGAGAATGTGGATGGAACGCATCTGGTACAACAACTTTCACTCAAGTAAGTTTAGCTTCTCAACATGAGAGAATTAACGAAGAATTATGTTTCCAACAATTATGGGATACATATCAATCATTGTTATTACCTCCAGGTCAAGACCCTGAAACAGTACCATTCCTTGATGGTATAATTGATTTGAAAGTAAAACAAATTCAACAACGTATTGAACAAAAATTATGGTTAGCAACTACCGCTGGTGGTGACACTTACAATGGTTTCAATTACTTAATTGCAACAGGTCAAACTTCAGTTGCTAATTCAACTGGTACAACATTCAGTTCAAGTGCGGCTTACGGTTCAGCAGGTAACCCAATTACAGAAGTAGATAAATTAATTTCTGTTTTATCTGATGACGCTTTAGTGTTTGATGATTTAGTAGTGTTTATGTCTTACTCTAACTTTAGATTATATAATCAAGCGTTAGTAAAAGCAAACTTCTTCCAAAATTATATTGGTACAACTAACGTAACAAACAACATGAGTGCAGTTCACCCATCTACTAACGTGAAAGTATTACCTACATTAGGTTTGGCAGGTAGTGGTAAAGTAATAATCGGACCAGCACAATATATGTTCTGTGGATTTGACTTAATGTCAGACCATGAGAAGATGGATGCGTTTTGGTCAAGAGATTTTGACGTATTAAAATTACGTGCTAATTACTCTTATTAAGCAGCAATTGCATCTTTTGCAGGAATTAACTACTTCGCTACTAACAATATAGCTTAAACAAATTAAAAAAACAAAAGGGGTGAAAGTCCCCTTTATAAAAACAAAAAATTAAATATATACAATATGTCATGTTTTATTAGTTCAGGAGCCGCATTGGGTTGTTCAGATTCAATCGGTGGAGTGAAAAAAATATATGTTGCAGGTCAATCAGGTTTAACATCTGGTTACACTTACAACGCTGATGGTGCTGTAACAGGTGCTACAGATTCTGGTGATGTTACTTTATATGGTTTTGAATTGAAAAGAAATACAAGTTCATATGTACAGACAACAACCAAGTCATACGAAAATGGAACCGTGTATTTTGAACAACTTTTAACAGCTGTTTTATTCAAATACGACCAAGAAAAAAGGAACCAATTAAAAGTTTTAAGTCAAAACGATAATTTACAAATTTTAGTTATTGACCAAAACGATACGGTGTACGTAATGGGTCAAGTTAATTATTCTTACTTATCAGGTGGTGACGCAAACACAGGTTTGGCGTTAGGTGATAGAAACGGATTTAACTTGTTATTTACAGCACAAGAAAATGAACCAAGTAGAGTGTTAGAAGCACCAGCAGGATATTCAGGAACAACTCCTGAAGCCTTAATTGCTGCTGTTTATACAGGTTCTACAATAGTAGGTTAATTGAAATGTTAGTCCTAAAGGACAATTTCTATATCTTCCAAAAAGAAAAGAGAGGCTTTATGCCTCTTTTTTTTTAAATATACCTTTCCAATTGGATTTTTTTTATATTTAGTTATATATGATATTATTAAATAAGGGTCAAGTTAATGAATTGGTTTTAAACATCAACAATAACTCAAGAACCGACTTTTCGGGATATACACTTACTTTTTTAAACATCTTATCACAAGAAGTTAAATCTTATACTATTGATACATCAGACCCATTAGAGTTTGCTGAAAATATTAGGTATTGTGAAATTGTATTGGATTTATCTGTTGATGATTTAAATTACGAGGGACAATACCAATTAGAAATTTTTGGTAATGGTACTACATTGGTTTATACAGGTATGGCAAGATTATTAGGTACGACTGAAATAGGAAATACATTTACACAATATATTTCACCTGATGAGGATAATTCTAATTATATTTATATTCAAGAAGAACCACCTCCATCACCAAGTCCAACTCCTACACCAAGTATAACACCAACTAATACTGTTACACCAACTCCAACAGTAACACCAACAAATACTCCAACAAATACTCCAACAGAAACACCGACTAATACTCCTACACCGAGTATAACACCAACTAATACTGTTACACCTACACCAACAGAAACACCAACAAGTACGCCGACTAATACTCCTACAAATACTGTTACACCTACACCAACAGAAACACCAACAAGTACGCCGACTAATACTCCTACACCAAGTATTACTCCTACAAATACTAATACTCCAACACCAACAGGAACACCAACTAATACTCCAACACCAACACCGAGTATGTCTCCTCTTGTTAATTATCAATTTACATATACGATGAATTTAACAGATTATTCTAATAGATTATCAACCATTAGTAATTTTGGAATTGACTTATATCCATATGCAATCATTTGTCCTAATGCAATATCAGGTACAGAACCATATACATTTACATCAAGTGTAATATCAACAGGTATAACATTTAACGACACTATGACTGTATTTAGGTCTGTATGTAAAACATCTGGTTTAGGTTTTGGGATAGAATATGCAACTGCTAATTTATATGTAAATGGTATTTTAAGAAGAACAGTAACCCAACGGGTTGCAATTGGTAATGTTAATACTTGTCCTACTGTAAATACCAATTCATTAACTTTATCTGCTTATCCAATAGTTTATGGAGATAATGTATTAATTGAATGGATAGATAAATCAACATTATAAAAAAATAATATGAGTGAAGAAAAACAAAAATACCAATTAAGTAGAGCACAATTTACACAACAACCATTACTACCAATCTTTTCTGAAGTTTTAAACAGATTAGATTATGTATTATATGGTGAAGGTAATATCATGCCTCAATACCTAATCAGTAGATATAATAACTGTGCAATTCATAAAGCAATTGTAACATCAAAAAAAGAACAGATAATGGGTGATGGTATTGTTTCATTAAACAATCCAATGGCCACAATTTATCTTATTAACGATAAGGAAAGAATGGATGAAGTGTTTGAGAAATGTGCGTTAGATTTGGTTCTATTTGGTGGGTTTGCTTTAAATGTTATTTGGAGTAGAGATAGAAAAACTATTGCTGAAATATACCACATTGATTTTAGTAGATTAA